CCATGTGCGCGTCACTGGAGGTGCATACCGGCTGGAGAGTGCAACTGAAGAAGAAACGCAGCCTGTGTTTGAAGCTCATGCAACAGACTGGCATTGACACGACTGACTGGCAGCGCATCAACGATTTCTGCCGCCACCCGCGGATAGCCGGAAAGGTGTTCGCCAATCTAACACTGGCAGACCTTGACTCGTTGCAGACAAAGCTGCGCGCCATCATGCGCAAGGGGAGAAGCCTCTCCCAACCCCTCCGAAGGAGGGGAGAAAGCCTCTCCCCCAGCCCCTCCCCGAAAGGGAGGGGAGTAGATAGCTTCTCGTCGGAAGGGCGTGGCGTGGCGATTGTATTCCAAATGGACAACATGACAGAAAGTTAACAGGTATGACACAAAGACAATTTGTAAAGCGTGCGATGGAGCACATCCGTGAACTCGGCAAGGAGATGAGCAATGAAGAATACAGTGACTTCTTGGAGGATCTGTCATACGAGCTCGAGACCGAACGTGAAGATGTGAGCTATTTAATAATTCATAATTCATAAATCATAAATCATCATTCATCAACTTGTGAACTAAAGAACTTATAAACTCAAACAACCAGCCAATCTCTCCCCTCCTTTGGAGGGGCAGGGGGAGGCTCCTTAAAAACTCAAAAAGACAATGGCAACAAGAAAAAAGAAAGTAATCATCACTGGCGTGAGCAGAGAAGCTGCCGATGATGCGTTTGCAACCTACGCCAAGAGCGATGCACAGGTACAGAAAATCAATGCAGATATTGAGCTGCAGTGTGCGAAGGTGCGCGAGAAGTATGCCGACAAGCTGGCTACGCTGACTGCTGAAAGAGACAATGCGTTTGACACGCTGCAGTCTTTTGCCACGGAGAACCAAGCCGAGCTGTTTTCCAAGAAGAAGAGCCTTGACATGGCTCATGGCACGATAGGCTTCCGTACGGGCACGCCAAAGCTGAAGACGCTGAAGGGGTTTACCTGGGCGAGTGCGCTGAACCTTGTGAAGAGTTTCCTGCCCAGCTATATCCGCCAGACGGAGGAGATTGCGAAGGACAAGCTGCTTGCCGATCGTGAGGTGGAGGTGCAGCTTGGCGGCGGTGACCCTGAGAACCGTGGCTATCGTCCTCTTCGTGAGCAGATGACGGCGTGTGGCATCCAGGTGGTTCAGGACGAGGCCTTCTATGTTGAACCTAAGAAGGAGGAGACGGCATGAAGCGCGAAGTGAGGCGACCTCCGCGGGTGTCGTTTTGCCGCAGGTGCGTGGGCACCGGCGTATGGCGACACCTTATGGATGACGGTACGCCGTTGACAGGGCCCTGTCCCCAGTGTGAGGGCAGTGGCTGGGTGACAGTTAGTTCAGTAACGGAATATGACATCAGGCCTTATAGGCCAAAGAACATTTAGTATATGCAGAAGCGATGCGGAGTAAGTTATCAGAAACGTGTAGAGGAGATAAACAGGATATATGACCAGCATGCCAAAAGCGGAATTTCCAACCGTGAGATATGGCGACGATACATATATCCTGTATATGCCATTACTGAACGTACCTTTTATAATATACTCAATGCGAGCGCGGAAAGTAAGAATAAGATAGCTGACGACACCCGTCAGCTATTGCTCTTTGAAACGTTGGGAGGAGCCTCTCCCCCTGCCCCTCCCCGAAAGGGAGGGGAGTGATTAGCTAACTACTTTGAACTTTGAACTTTGAACTTTGAGGTTTGAACAAAACAAGCCATCTTTCTCCCCTCCTTTGGAGGGGCTGGGGGAGGCTCCTTGTGAACTTAAAAATGAAACAGCAATGAGAAAGGAATTATACACAGCCATTGTGGCGAAGCTCAAGCAAGATGTTCCTGAGGTTGTACATATCGACCTGTGGAACCATAATGTGGAGTTTATAGAGCAGGAGGAGGGCTGGGAGCGCCCAGCGGTGTTCGTGGAGTTCGGCTCGATAGTATGGGAGCCCAATGTGGGCAGTGGCTATCGAGGAAAGGGACAGGTGCGCCTGCACGTCGTTACGGACTGGACGGAAGGCGGTCAAGAGGCTGCATGGGACCTTATATGCAAGATACGCGCGGTTATGGAGCGTGTGGAAGGTATAGGCTTTCACGGTTTGGTACTTTCGGAAACCGAAACGAACCACAACCACGAGGAGATGTTGGAGAGCGTGGAGAGTTACTCGGTGAGATATGTGATAAACTCGTGAACTTAAAAACTAAAAAACTTAAAAACTTAAAAATGAAACAGGAATTATTTATAGAGGGCGAGAAGGTGAGCTATTCGATACAAGAGAAGAACGTGGTTAGCGTGCTTGGCAGGGTGTATATCTACAGGAAGCCTACGACGGAAGATGTGCTGAAGATAGTGTGGATGGGTCTGACGAGCCAGAAGGGTTTGAGCTTTGCCGAGTTCAGGAAGATGCATGCCTTGGGTTTGGTTCGTATGAGCAGGCGGCGCGGTCAGTATACGTTGGGGCAGGTGTACTGGCTGGTGATGGGAAGAGTGCGGGAAATCAACCGCAGAATGAGGTAAAAAAAAGGAGGAGAAGCCTCCCCCGACCCCTCCGAAGGAGGGGAGAACAGACAGCTGGAGGACTTTTTATAATTCATAATTTTTAATTCATAAATCATAATTATGGCTAACAACTTGTGTACATATAAACTGTTAAAATGTTTGCGTAAGTGACTGATTTTTAGTAACTTTATATGGTTATAGTTGACGAGTTGACAAGGAGCCTCCCCTAACCCCTCCGAAGGAGGGGGATTGGTTAGCTGAACTAACAGCTCGTGAACTCGTAAACTTGTGAACTCGTCAACTAAAAAAACAGCCTATTTTCTCCCCTCCTTTGGAGGGGTTGGGGGAGGCTCCTTTTTCGATTTTTCGGCGGAAAAGTTTGGTGGTATTGAAATTTTGCGTATCTTTGCGGTGCTAAGTTTTATATCAGAGGGCGAGAGAGTTCGCCTGATGCACCGCATTCGGGCTTTTTTTGTGCCCTGGCGGTACGCCTATATGGCGGTGCGCTCACCCCGTGATGCAGTTGTAATGGCTGTGTCGGTCCTCTGATAAGACTTAGCAGCGGGTAGTGGCGCACCGCTTTTTTGCGCCCATGCTAAAATTATCAGTTATGTCAAACAAAGAGATGAAGGTATTTACCTTCAATGAGAACAATCAAACAATTCGTGTAGATGCCGAAGGTGATAACCTTTGGTTCGTTGCTAAAGATGTATGCCAAGCATTAGGTATAGGCTGGCGTGGTGACACATTAGCCTATATACCAGAGGATTGGAAAGGGTTGCGGAAATTCCGCACCCCCGGTGGCGAACAGCAATTAACCGTGATTTCGGAAGCCGGCATGTATAAGTTGGCGTTTCGTTGTCAGAGTTCGGAGCGTGCAGACAAATTTACGAACTGGGTGGCTGGTGAGGTATTGCCGAGTTTGCGCAAGACTGGCAGGTATGAGTTGAAGCCCCAGAAGCGCGGCGTGGTGCGGAAGACCCGTGGCGATGGTGTGAACGTGGAGCTGACGAACTTGCTGTGGCTGATTGGCGAGAGCCTTGAGCAGGGTGACCAGGCAGCTGTGGCTTTGGAGCTTGGTGTTAGCCGTACGGCTGTGAACCGCACGCTGAACGGCCTGAACAGGAGCAGCCGAATACTGATGGCACTATATCAGAAGGCTCGTGAGAACCGTGAGCGTAACCTGCTGTATTATCAGCCGGAGTTGATGGCTGGTCGTTTGCTGGGCTGTGATGCGGCTTTGCCGCTGGGCAACCAGCTGCCGACGGTGCAGATTGGCGGAAAGAAGGGCGGCAAGATTGGTAACCAAAATGCCAGGAAGCACTGGGGAAAGGAGATGAGGTAATGGTACGGATAGAAGATACGAAGATAGTGATAGAGATACCCTGTAGGAACCGTATAAACGGTGAGGACACTTGGGAGGAGATGACGAAGATGCTTTTGACTCTGATTCAGGATGCTGACGAGGATATGCTTCGTAAGGATGAGCTTTATATGGCGATAGAGCTATTGCGTGCCATGTTGCCTAAGTTTGAGTGTGGCAGTTGCGGCAGCGCCCTTTCTGAGATTTAATCGTTTTGCGTTATGGATTTTCTGAAGAAATGGAAGATCGGTCGTGTGCGTATCTATGTGACGACTTACCGTATGAAGCGTCGTCCAAAGCTGGATGACACTCGCCGCAATGTTCGTCACCGTTTGTTGCGTAAGCGTGCTGCCTTGTATCGTCGTCAGGCTGGGCGGTGTGGCTGTTGTGGTGGGGAATTTCGTGAGGATGAAATGGAGGTGCATCATGTATTGGGTGTTAGTGATCGTCCCGACCAGCTTTGCCGTAAGAGTAACCTTGTGTTGCTTTGCCCTTCGTGCCACCGGAAGGAGCATGATTCATAATATTAGTTGACGAGTTCACGAGGAAACAAGTTGACGAGTTGATAGCTTTCAAGCAAAAAGTCTATTTACTTGTGAACTCGTAAACTTGTGAACTTGTGAACTAAAAAAACTATCAACTTGTGAATTTGTGAACTATTCATAGACAGCTACGAGGTGCGCTACCTACTGAACTGACGGGATTTTTCATCAGAAAGCCGCGACGGATGATTTTCCGTCGCGGCTTTGTTCATTATGTTCGGTGAGACTATCAAGTGAAGTTTTACTCTTATGTCTTCATATATTAAATACTTCTACTCTTTTTATTGATACCTATGTTATCCGTTAAATGCTTTTAGTCTAACACCACCACTTCCGTTATCCTCCCAGGGACAGAGCAGGTACCAACGACATCCATCCCATTGAGTCCTGTATATGGCGACAGCCCGCAGCATCACGTTATTTGGAATGTCTACCTGACAAAATTTAAATGGTGTTATTAGAGGAAGCCAGAAAGAAACGGTACCCCCTGTGTTGTTGAAAATGTTTGACGTGACGCCGTTCATTCTTACACCCCCTCCAAAGAATCCATAGTCCTGGCTCCAGTTTTCTAACACCCAGCTCAGGCTCTTACCATTTTTTATTTCTTCTTTGGATGCGTATGCTTCAAATGGCTGCGCTATCTTCATACCATAAATCTCTGTGGCATCAATCAATTTCGCATTTAACTTCCCGTTCTCATCCACCAAGAACGTCCATTCACCCCTGTTGTTCTGCACTTTGAAGTGGTCAGCCGTAGCCTTGAACTCCCTGTCTTTGAAACTAAATCCACTCGCCAACAATGCTTCCACCGTGCCGTCGTACGCGCACCATGGGGTTGCCGTGTCGCCCTCCTCGAGCTTGGGGTGGCAAAGCCAAAGCTCACACTGCGCACCCTCACGCTCATCGGCGAGACAGGCGAGAAACAAGTGTTTCATCTGACTGCTATCACCGCTGTCAAACACATAGCACATGCGCTTCCATTTGTCTATGTCAGATTTGGTATAATTTCCGTCACTGTGTAGGTAGCCACCAAAGTTGTACCTATTATCGTCAGAGGCGCAATCAACATAAAAACAACCAGATTCTCCATACGACTTGAACTTCATCCAAACGGATATGGTATATTTCGTGTGCGGCTTTAACGGCACGGCTTTCCACGCAACATTCGTCCACTTAATCCAGCCATTGCTCTTGTACACGTTCTTGATGTGTATAGCATCCGCCCCAGCCACGCCACCGCCTTTGAGGTACTCGAACCACTCACTGAAACCAATTTCTGCTAATTCAACTCCCAAATGCTTCTGAATGGCTCTCTTGTTGGTGGTGTCAACTCCATCGAGGTCGAAATCGCTTCCCCACAGCAAGTTTGGGCGTGTACCATTCGCCACCGTCAAGCTGAAGCTTTCGGCGGTCTGCTTTAGCTCCGTACGGCTCACCTTGTCTTTTACCTCAGTGCGAAATTGGTCTATCGTGGTTTCAAAAACGCTAACCCTACCGTCAAGTGTGCTTACCTTACCTGCTATGCCGTCTATCTTACCGTCTAATCCGTCAACTTTATTCCCAAAATCAAAGTTTGACTCTACCTCATATTGTAAGCCTATAGTCCGTGCATCCAAAACCTTTCCTCCTTGCATCAAACAGACACGAAAGAAAGGTGTGGCGTCAAAGCAATCAGCATAGTCGTATGTAGCCTCTGTCACCCAGTAAGGCTTGCCATCTTCCCACTTAACCTCGAACGATGCCCAAGACGGTTCTATGGTCAGTGATAATCCGAAAGTGTCAAGCCTTCCTAATTCTAAATAATGTTTCTCGCCTTCTTTCCGTGTTATCATATATTTTAGAAACAGCACCACCTTAGCCGTTTCTCGCTTAGTGCCATGCACCACAGCTTTCTCTATCTTTGGAATAAGCCTGAAAACTACAGCGTCTTCACCATTGTTTCCCGGTTTTCCTGGTTCACCTGGTTTTCCTGGCTTCCCTGGTTCTCCATTTTTCCCATCATAAACAAAAACGACCGATTTGCTATCCACCTTCTTTCCGTCTATATAGAGATTGATGTAATAAAAGCGGACATATCCTGTATGAAGACTGAGTACCCATTTTTTATCGTCTTTGTTGTACGTTAGCGAGTATGAGGATATAGGTTGACCGTCACGTAGCACCTCTATTTGAGCCTTCGCATTATCCAACTGAACTATTTTATCACTCTCCATGCGAAAAGCTCTGATTTCAATAAATTCAGGGTTTTGCTGATCATATTTACTGACAGAAACCTGCGAAGAAGATAGTTCAAGCCTATACACAACTGCATCCTTTCCTTTGATAAGCGACCATGTATATTTGCCGGCATCAGTGCTGTCAGGCTCATCCGTGTAGCTGACATACTGACCGATGTACGCTCTATCTTTGCTGTCATCAGTACTGAAGTCTACTTTTCCGTCTGGTGAGTTTGCATACGCAATATGTAAGTGTGGCGTTTGACCGTCTTTCCCGTCATTCACCGCCGTTATTGTTATAATGGATCTGGCTAATACTTTGTTCATGAAATGAGTTTTTAAGTTTACGAGTTGACGAGTTTACAAGTTCACGAGTTGACGAGTTCACAAGTTTACGAGTTAATTCATAATTGTGGCTAACAACACATCAACTTGTGAACTTGTCAACTATATTATGAATTATGAATTAAAAATTATGAATTATCATGAGTTCTCCTTCGGTTTCCCTCCTCTTTATGCTTTTCTAACCTCGCATACAAAAGTTGCCTTCTGGTCTACATCAGCTGCCAATACTTTCAAAGGGTTTCCCGTCTTTGTGGGCGACGATGTGCCAGTGAAGTTCTCTTGCGCTCCAGCCTTGTTGTACTTCGTCCATGTGTAGGTAAACTTAGATGTCTGTGCGCTCACATCTTCTAACTTCACGCCATTTTGCCACACCTCGGCGTTGATATCTATTTCTCCCTTGCCATTGACGATGACATTTCCCTTAGGGGCATGCAGCACTACCTCGTATGGATCAGTGCGGTCTTCGAACGTGACGATGGCTTCGGAGGTTTGCCCATCGTCAGTGGCTATCACTTTGTAAGTCTGTACGTTCAACACATCATCAGCGTGTACTGTGAGCGTGCTGTTACCACCACTTGTTTGTACCCCTGTAGAAATATCCTCGAACTTTCCGTTGGCAAAATTCAGCTTCAGCCATTGAAACTTCTGGATAGAAGTATCGTGTACGCCCCCACGATAGCACTCGGCATGTGCTGTCAGTTCTGTGATGCTTGTATCAAAGCTGTTTCCTTTCGGCTGTGTCAGCACCACTTGAAGAAGTGCTCCTGCTGATGTGGACTTAATGACCTGCGTCTGCGCCTCAAGCACTGTGTCGACATTTGTCAATGTGTCATGATAAGTTGCCTTGACGTTGATGTTCAACGCATTCGAGGAAATGTTGCTCGCTATGGTAAGCACTGCACCTGCACTGATGGCTCCCACAGAATACCCTCCAGCACTCTTGCCAGCCTGCAACTTCGTACCATTGATGTCATACTCGATAGAAGTGAGTGCACTGACCATGTTCTGACCACTACCCGTCACATACACTTTAGGTGTAACCGTGTTCTTGTCCGTGCTGAAGTTGGGTACATACACCTTGGTGTCAGGATTGTACATCTGCGACGGATTCTTCACTTGCAGTATCATGGATACCTGCTTTGCGTCATTCAAATCTACGATTGTGATTTGTCCTCTTGATAAAATTTTGTTTGCCATTTTTTTAAGTTTATGAGTTTTTTAGTTTACGAGTTTACAAGTTTACGAGTTCACGAGTTGATAGCTTTTAAGTTTATGAGTTCATGAGTTTTTAAGTTCACGAGTTGATAGCTTTGCTAACCACAAAGTTCAATGTTCAACGTTATCACAGATCAAGCACTCCACTTGTGCCATGTTGTTCACCTCCTGCGCACTCAGTTCTATTCTGCTTCCGCACTGCTGGTGCCGTTTGTTCCAAATAGTGTCAAACTCGGGATTACCGCTATGGATGACCCACGAGAACTGCCAGTCTTTCAGCGTTTCGGTAATCTCTTTCGTTCCATAATACACCACGGCAAAAAGCCAGACAGAGCCTTGCCCGTTACGAATGATGTTGCCGTTTGGCGTATCGGTGAAAATGTTTACCGTATAACTACTCTCCCCGTCATCCCCTTTGTCTCCTTTGCTGCCCTTGTCCACCAACAGCATCCATGCATCACCTTTGCCTGGTTCTTCTGTCGTTCTCTTACCTGGCTCTACGATGCACAGCCATTGCCTACCGTCATGTGTTACGCTGTCATAGTAGCCGTATTCCTTTCCGCTTNTCCATTCACCGAGCAACACAGGTACGGGTCTTATCTCACCCGATGAGCTCCTCGCCCTCAAGTTACCCACTATCTGATTGTCATTCTGTGCAAGATACGTCTCCTTATGCTTGCTTAGGTCATAGCTGTTCACACCGACATACTTTGCCCAGTATGGCGCCACCAGTCCGACGTCAATACTCTTGTAAGCACTATTCACAATGACGCTCTGCCTGTCTGTGTTGGTTCTATTTCCTACCTGTGCCGTTTGATCACCTACCAGTGGGACATCGCTGTTATCGGCGCAATCCGTCCTGCTCAGTACAATCTTCAGGCACTCTACCTCTTCACCGTTTATTTTTCGCCTGACAGACGTTGTAGGAGCAGCGATGACCAGTCGCCAATAAAAGTGATTGCAGACATTGTGATTCGTTCCAACCCCTACGTTGAACCCACCGTAACACATCATCTGGTCATTCACCTCACACATCTGCACAAGCTTCACACCGTCTTGCTCTGCTCGTTGATAGCACTCATAGCCATCTGCCGTTTCCTCGCAATCATCTACCTTGAACGTTGCTGCACTCTGTATGATAATCCCGCCCGCCGCCTTCGCTTTGAGTATTTCCAGCTCAAAGAATGTCGCCTTCCCCGTTACGGTGAGGTTCTTGGTATTGACGTTTCCCGAGTTGTTGATGTCCCCCGAGTTGTTGATGTTGCCTGTGTTTGTAATGTTGCCATCGTTGTTGATGTCGCCATCGTTGTTGATGTCGCCATCATTGACAATTCCCTTAAAATAACTCACCGCCTTTGCGATGACTCCCTTGAGGAAGGTGACGACCTCTGCTGCCGTGTTGGGTATGTCGTTTCGTAGGAAGTGCGAGAGTGTTTTTGATTCCAAGCTCACCTCATCCGCCCTCGTTGCTTCGTCCGCTTTCTTGGCATGCTCTGCCTGTTCGGCGATGATGGCCTTTTCCGCCATTTTCGCCGTGTCGGCTTTGCTGGCGTGTACCGCCTCCTTGACGGACTTGTCTCCATAGGCTGCTCCGGGTGTCCTGACTGTTGGCGTTGTAGCCTTATTTTTCGGTTTCTTAATAATCTTTACGTCTATCATTTCTCAATCTCCTTTAACGACATTTCTGCCTCCCCCGATTCGAGGTTCCTTGTGATGCCTTGTACGAAAAAGTTTTTTCCCATTGCAGGATGCCTGTAATGGTTGAACGTGCTGATGCGTTGCCCCTTCTTGTCAATGAGCTTTTGGGTCATGAGAATTCTCGGCTGGTGGTACTCGTTGTAATAGCTGTCAACATACAGCTGCTCCGGCTTTGCCTGTCTCCCCGTTGTGTGGTCGTAGAGNTTGATNACGCCNTCNCCAGTGAGCAAGTTGAGCGGCGTGCTCATGCATACCCCCTGTGCCACGCCCAGCTGNCTGCATTCGTCNGAGGTGAGTGCCGAGTTGATTTTGAACTCGATGTCATCCTTCCTGTTAACAAACTGCTGCTTGTCGTCGCTCATGTAGACGATGTCGCTGTCGCCCGGTCTTTCGATCATNCCATTNTCGCTGTACACCTTNACCTGAAAATCCTCGATGAGNATGCTGCTGACNTTCGCCAGNAGTGAAATGGTGTTGCTGGTCCACTTGGTATGTCGGAAGAAGGTGGGGTGCCTCCTTGTGATGTTCTCCCA